CTATGATATAGATACTCCGAGGAGAGAGGGAGGTAAAAGTCATGGAACAGTACATTAGACTGTCTCACAGTGCATTAGCTTCCTTCCTGACCTGTGAGAGAATGTTTCAACTGGACAGACTTTTGGAAGGGGCACCCGAGAAGAGGGACTATCCTGCAACAGTCTTTGGGAAAGCCTTTGGTGCTGGAGTGGCAGAGTACATGCTAACTCAAGACAAGGAGATAGCCCTATTCAAAGCCTATCTAGCTTATACCCCAGTCCTAGAAGATGATAAGAGAACAGAAGAAATTCTAATCAACATGCTCCTCGTCGCCTTCCCTAAACTGGACACCTTATTACTGGATTATGAAGTGGCAGTATTCGAGGGGAAGCCTGCTATTGAACTCTCCTTCCGACTTAACTGCACGCCGACTATCTTTTTTGTAGGCTATGTAGATATGATTCTACGCAACAAGTGGACAGGGGTATATGCTATTGTAGAGAATAAGAGCACAGGGATGAACTTACTAGACCTCGACCCTCTCTTTAAGAATAGTGGGCAGGCTTTAGGTTATTCCATTATCCTAGACAGGATTGCAGGAAAAGAGAAGTCAGCCTATGAAGTAATCTACCCAATAGGGCAGCTTAACTCTAAGTCTAATGGAGGATTTTCCCCTAACTTCATTATAAAGACTTTCAACAAGACCTTGAAGGACAGGCTTAATTGGTTTATTACCCTTAAGATGGACATACAGCGACTAGAACAGATGCAAGCCTTGTCCGTATTCCCTATGCGAGGTAATAACTGCTTACAGTATATGAGACCTTGCAAACACTTCGGAACCTGTGGAATGCAGGGACTGGATAAACCCAAGGAGCTTCCACCTGACCTAACAGAATATCAATTCACCTACTCCTTAGACGAGCTGGTTGCAGAGTACCTAGAAAGGATGGAATAATATGAGTGCTACATTGAAGAAGACAGACAAGGAAGTAAGGAAGAAGATGAAGGTTGCGCTCTCCTTATATCTCAATACAAGGGATGAAGCCCTAACTTCAGAAGATATACTGGAACTAATGATAAAAGCCTTCTATAAAGGAAGAGACCAAGAAGTCCTGCATATCAAATACAAGAATTAAAAACTATCCCTACAGAAAGGAAAGTAGAATGAACTTAACTGACCTAGCCGCGAAAATAAAGAAGTCCCCTATCTCAAGGAGTATCCTAGTATATGGAGCACCGAAGACTGGAAAGACAAGACTGGTAGGAACTGTTGCAGCCCTTCCTTCTGTCAAGCGAGTATTCTGGTTTGATGGAGAGAATGGAGCAGAGACTTTATTGCATATGGGCTTATCAGAAGAAGCCTTGCAAAAAGTAACCCTTTTTCAAATCCCAGATACTAGAGCTGTTCCACGCTTCATAGAGACAGTCTTGAAAGCCTTTACTTCAAAAACTCCTGTATCTATCTGCGATGCGCACGGCAAGGTAGGATGTATAGAATGCCAGAAGGCAGGAGCTGGTTCAGCTGAAATCTTTATACCCTCCCTTACCTCACAGGATGTAGTAGTGGTAGACTCAGGCTCTCAGCTAGGAACTTCAGCTCTAGCCCTTGCTATGATAGAAGCTGGAGCATCCCCAAATGCGAAGCCTTCATGGGATGAATACACTGTTTCTAATGGTGAATTGATAACCATTCTGAATGTCATGCAAGCTGCTGCTACCTGCACTTTCATTCTAATTACTCATTCCCTTCCTATTGAAGAAGAGTATAATAAGGTGAAGAGGGACAGACTGATTCCTCTAATGGGAACTAAAGCCTTGAGTGTTAACGTAGCCAAGTATTTTGGTTCAGTCATTCTAACTGAAGTAAAACTAAAGAAGCACACAGCAGGAAGTTCCTCTACCTATAGGGCAGATGCAGTCACAGGCTCTAGGACAGGAGTATCCCTGGAGACAGAAGGAGCAGTAACATTAGCAACTATTATGGGAGAACTTAATATGAAGACCTAAATCAAAACTTAGACTTAAAACCTATACTTAAAAGCAGACTTAAAAATCAGACTTAAAACTTAAATAAAAGAAAAGGAATTATCATGAATGATACTACATTGTTGGGCTTGGAAGATATGTTGGCCGCTACTCTGGATTCGATAGAAGTAGCTCCAGACTTTGTATCCCCACCAGACGGAGAGTATGAACTGCGCTGCATTTCAGCAAAGGCGGAGACTTACACTTCTAAGGTAGGGAAGAACGGGGCGCGGATTAAGCTGGTCTATGCTATCCAGTCTACTATCAGTACAGTAGCAGGAGAGATGCCTGTTCCAGATGGTAGCCTAATCTCCGAGACTTTTATGTTCACGCCTCAAGGACTGCCCTACTTTGTTACTAGAGCCATTGCTCTGCTGCATGTGTCAGATGTAAAGGGTATCCCAGTATCGGAGATTCTAGCCGCTCTGGAAGGGGCAGAAGCTAAAGCCCGAGTTACTACTAAGCGTACCCCAAAGGTAGCTTCAGAGCCCAACGGAGCTTTCTACGAGAACTTGAACATTCGAGTAATCTCTTAATAGAGTAACCTGATAGCCTCTAGTAATGGGGGCTATCAGCTTTACCCTAGGAGCTTTTTTACAGCAAGAGCTTTTTTACAGCAGGATAACAGATAAATTAAGGAGATGATAATGGAATATCCAGAAGACCCATGGGACGGTTGCTATGAAGGAAAAGAATTCTTACACGAAGAGGAGAGGCGAGAAGCCATTGACTGCGCAGAGTGGATTAGCCGGGCTCGCACGCTAAAATATGAACTCACGGAAGCCCAAAAGTACGCAGGGACTGCCTTGTATAGAATCAGAGCCTTGAAATCTTTTAGGGATATAAAAGAAGGAGACTTCGGAGGTTGGGTAGAAAGCCCGCAAGCCTTAAGCCAGTCAGGGGACTGCTGGATAAGTAAGGATGCCATAGTAGTAGATAGAGCAACCGTAAAGGAGGATGCCCTAATATTAGATAATGCCATTATAAGCGGGGATGCGACTATCAGTGGGCAGGCTAAAGTAGGGGGAGAAGCTCGCGTGAGCGATTGCGCAATAGTACAAGGACATGCCAGAGTAGGGCAGTTAGCTATAATACAAGGACATGCCATAGTAGAGGAAGGGGGCTATGTAGGGGGCACCGCTGTAATCAGCGGGAAGGTAATAGTAAGAGGTAGTACCCACATATCTGGGAAGGCAAGAGTGCAGGGACATATGGTTCTATCAGAGGGTATCATAATAGAGGATACCCTTCCTAGCATAGAAGAGAATCCTAAGGCTCTTACAAAGGATGTTGTGCTAACTAGCCTTTCATCGAAGAATAGTAAGGGGGTGGAATAACACTATGAATACTTTATTAGAAGACCTAAGACTGGAAATACGGAATCTGTCAGCGGATGTATTCAGCATGAAAGACTTACATTCAGGGGAGATTAGAGAGAGGAGGGCTCTTATAAAGAAAATGGCAGAGGATAAAGAACTTGTACGCACAGCCTACAGGGTAGGAAAAGGAGTGGAATACAGATTAAAAGGAGAGGCTCCTTTTGATTCTTCCTTCCCCCTAAGTGTTTGGAAAGGAGTCTATCCTTCCTTATTCAAGATTCCTCCAGTGCAAGTCAAAGGAAGATATAAGCATTTATTAGACATGAGAGGCAAGCAATGAGACTGTTATTGAATTGGTCGAAGAAAGAGCAGCCCTACTTAGGGATGATACAGCATGTAGCCAAGCAACTATGCTTTGAAGTAATAGGTACAAGTTCTGTTCTATCCATAGGGCAACTAATGAATATGGCAGAAGTTGCTAAGTGCAAAGGGGTATTCATGGTAAATGAAGAAACCCTCGCCAATCTAGTTCCTGGCAGCAGTCCTACATTAGATGAATGGCGAGGCTCTAAGTTAGATTATTCTATCCCAATCATCGTGGGGAATTCCCTCGCTAACCTTGCCACTGTACCTTATGCTAAGATGGTAGCAGAGCAGGACTTAGGAAAGTTCCGTACATTGCAACCAGCAGTTCCTTTCAATTACACAGTACTAGAAACTCCAGAATTACAAAGAGAGGCAGAAGAAAGTCTAAGCCACGCCGACCTTATTGCTTATGATATTGAGACAAAGACTATCAACAAGGACGAGGCTAATCTAAAGGCTGGGGATACTATAATTACTTGCTGTTCTTGGACAGGGGTATTTCCAGATGGAAGCCTAAAGACTTACGTGCTCCCTTTTGTAGACTTCCTAGTAGACCACTGGCTATTAGATTCTCAATATGCTGCTGCAATTCAGTTAATGCAGAGAATCAACAAGTTGCCAGTCCCCAAGGTTATGCACAATGGGATGTATGATTCTACCCACTCAATTATCTATAATGCAGAGCCTTATAACTGGGTGCTAGATACTATGGCGATGTGGCACGCAACCTATTCAGAACTTCCCAAAACCCTCGACTTTGTTGCGTCCCTTACACTGCATGACTATTACCAATGGAAGCCTGAAGCTAAGGCTGCATCAGGTAGTAAGGATATAGCTAGATACTGGGCATACAATGCTAAAGATACTTGGACAACCGCGCGGATTTGCCTAGTCCTATTACACAACTCTGCAGCTTATGCAAGGAAGAACTATCAGTCTCAATTCAAACTGGTCTATCCTTCCCTCTACTGTAACTTTGTAGGAATTAAGATAGACCAAGAGAAGCGAAAAGAATTAAGGCTCGCAGAAGAAACTAGGGTGCAGGGTTCTTTAGTAACTCTAAGAACTCTACTGGCTGACCCCGGATACAATCCAGGCTCTCCTAAACAGACTGCTACCTATATCTATGACGTACTGGGTGGAGCTGACCCTAAGATAGGAACAAAGAAGAATTCTGACGGGAAGAAAGTAAAGAAGATTAGAGCTACGGATGAAAAGAATCTGCTCTCCGTAGGGAATCAGCACCCAATCCTACTAAGGGTAGTAAAGGCAATAGTCTCTTATAGGGAAGCTAGTAAAGCTATCTCTACTTATATGGACTTCCTGCAAAAGAATGGAAGACTTCTATATGCCTTGAACCCTTTTGGTACAGAGACAGGAAGAATGGCTTGTCAGTCATCATCCTTATGGTGTGGGACGCAGGTACAGAATATCCCACCTTATGCCAAGCCCATGCTGGTGGCTGACGAGGGATTCATTATGGCAGAGATAGATAATAGCCAAAGTGAAGCTAGG